TGTTGGCAGTCGAAAAACACAACATAGTTCATAAAAACCCTTTAGCAATAGGAACGAAGCGGGGGAATATTGTTACATATAATGTACATTGTATATTATAAGCAACATAATGTCGACGGAGGATGGGAAAGGTCAGAGCCCATTGAACTTGTGTATAAAAAATTACCTCTTTCCAATGTCTTGGCTGTGCAGACTCACATGAAGTTTTCATTAAGACGACGGGGCTAGAAATAGTTCCGTCTGACTAAACAATCTACATGAAATTAAAACATTAATACATTCGTATTAATGCAATATAATCATATATTAATTATTCACTTATACGAAGTATGAATAGTTTGAGCGTTAGCGAAAACTTGTATTAGCTTGCTAATACATTAACTGTATTAGATTATCATTGATAGATAAATAACTTTAATATATTAAAGGATTAGTCACGAATGAAAGTATATCACATAACTGAAGCACCTAGGATTGAACCTCCTCTTGGTGGTCTCGGAGATAGACCAATTAATAGAGGTCCTAGTGTTAGTGGCGGAGGTGGTAACGCACCCAGACTGACATCAGTTGATATTACTGATACTGGAATTCTTGACAGTCGCGGAAACAAAATATTTAAAGTTGTAGACCAAGATGGTAAAGAATTGTTTCGTGGAAACGAAGCAGCAGCAAATGCTGAACGTGACAAACTAAGAAGAAATATTAGGACACCTGCTGCTACTACTGACAGAAGTGTAGGATCTGCTACTGATAGAACTACAGGCAGTGCTACTAGACAAGGTGCTGCTGCGCCTGACGCAAATGGAAGTAGATTAGGAAGGATGGCCCGTGGCGCCGGAACAGCCGTGAAGAATGTCGGTAAGGTCGTTGGATTACCAATCGTTTCTGGATTGATTGGGGCTGTTACCTTAGGACCTATAATTAAACAAAAGCTTGAAGACTATGCAGGTGCAGTAGATGCCGTGGCTGAGGGAGAGGCAGCAGGTAAAAGTTTAGATGAAATAAATTTATTGAAAGACGCTGTACAAGCTGCAAGGAAAAGATTATCTGATACAATTGCTGATGCAATAGTACAGATGCTTACTGGTTTAGTCGCCGGTGTTGTCTCGGCTACAGTAGCTACTAGAGTTCTCGGTTTAGCGCCAGGCTTTGGCTGGATAGCAGCTTTAATTTTAGGCGGTCTTGGAACTATAACCAGTTATGTGCTGTCAAATGTCGCAGACAATGAAGCAATAATTAACGAACTATCAGAATGGCTAATGAGCCGATTAGATGAGCAACTGCTAAACAATATATCCGACACAATATTAGATGACACGGCTACTCCTAGAGCTGATGATACAAGTGCATTAAAAAATGCAATGAAAGATATGATTAAGAGTGATCCTAAAATGATTCAAGCGTTTAACAAAGCTAAAGAGCTAAAAGCTACAACAAGGGCATCTTAGTTTTTTCAGTAGTTTCGATATTATCTTTAATAATTTTATTTAAAATTTCTCTATCTTCAACAGTAGTATGATACATAAGATTTTCATAAGTGAAACTTCCTCTCATATACCAACCTATTCTATATAGATTATCTTTTAATTGTTTAATCTCTAATTCAAAGTCTTTGGTCTTTGATATTATATCAGATTCCGAGAGTTGAGCGATCGAGCTCCGAAAAAATTTGAATAATCCAAAGTTAACTTTGTTTTGTATTCTTTGCTACATTCTTCATTTGCACACTGAATGTTAATATTTGGCAAGTTCCATTGTTCGGTAAGAGATTTAATGCTCGCCCGTAAGCTGCTATAAAACTCTGCATCGTTGTTTTGGATAAATTCTAAAATTGCTGTATTATCTGCTTCAACTTCGCTGTCCTTCTCAACAGATTCGATATGACTAACAGCAACTAATAAATTTAAATTACTTGATTCTATAAAAATTTCTTGAAGTTGTTTTTCTTTATCTTCTCTAGGAATATCAGAATTATTAACAGCCATTATTTGTCTTTCTATTACAAAGTTTTGCATACTAAAGTCAGTACTTTCTTTATATGAAAGCGGCCGTAAATTAATTTTAAAATCACCAACGTTGAAACTATTAGTTATAGGACAATTTACAAAATTTTCTAATACCTTTGTTAGTAATATTTCATTTTCATGAAATTCGCTACAATGAGGACATGCAGTTTTGATAGTCATAGTATCGCCATAAGTTGCAATACGCAGAGAAATTAAAATATAATCAATATCAAATCCTACAATCTTCCAAGGATCTTCTATATGAGGTATACAACTTTGAATTACTTCTGTTGTTGCTGTGCCTGATAATAATGCATCTGGAGTTTTAAAAATAATTTCATCCATGGCATTCATTCCGAATACAGGAATATTACTATACGCTTTGTCTTTAACTACGGTTTCGTCATAGTAATAACCTTGGCTAGGTAAGTCTATATATAGCTTTGGCTGTCTATGGTATTCTTTTAAAAAACTGCTCATATTATTCCTATGATAAATACTTTATATACAACTATTTATTACCTATAATAATATAGGGTTATAATACTGAAAGAGAATATTTACTATGACATTGACTGTTGGAGAAATGAGCGCTGAAGACTTTTTAACCGCTATAAACAATGGCGCACGCCAGCGTGGCAATCAAACTCCTGGCAGAGCTCAAACCTCATCCGAAGACATGACAAAAATGTTTACTGGCCTCCTGAGCAACATCGGCAGCGCAGCCCAAGGCATAATTACAAAAGCTGGCGGCAGGGTATCAGATGTTGCTGGTGAGTTCAGCGGCGCTCTAGGCGGAATGATCGGTTATGTAGAAAATACAAACGATGTATTTCAAAGTTTATCAAAAGTAGGTGCTGGATTTGATGGAGATCTAGGAAGACTAAGAGCATCAGCAGCATTAACACGAATGCCGTTAGATCAATTTGCAGGTATGATTGCTCAGAACACAACTGAACTAGCTGGATTTAGTGGCGGCGTAAATGCTGGCGCAAAAAGATTTACTGCATTAAGTTATGCAATGTTTGATTCTAACCTCATAGAAAATTTTATGGATTTAGGAATGACTGTTGAAGAATCAAATGATTTTTTAATGAAAAACATGGCGTTTGATCGTAGACGTGCAAGATTAGAAAATATGACTGATCAGCAACAGGTACAATCAGCATTAGATCTTGCTAAGTCAATGGACGTTATGGCTAAAATTACAGGTAAGAGTGTACAAGAGCAACAAGACAATATGACTAATAGAATGAGAGAAGGTGCAACCCAGGCTAAATTACGTTTATTAGAAAAACAAGGAGTTACTGGAGCAAGTGACGCATATAAGCAAGCACAGCAAGCTTTATCAGGCTCACCTAAAGTAGTTGGTGACTTATTAGCCGATCTTACACAAACCGGTGTGCCGTTAACAGAAGCTACAAAGAATTTTGCTGCAACAAACGCAGAAGCATATGCACTACTACAACAATCTGCTGCCGCAACTAGACGAGGTGATGTTGGGACAGCAGAAAGACTAGCATCACGAGCAGCGGCAGCTACGGCCGCATATGCTGACAGTCAGCAAGGTCTTACATTAGCTACTCTTGGAGGTGTTAGCGATATTGCAAAAGGACAAGCAGATAGATTAGAAGAAGTTGGCCCTTTAATTGATGCAATGGCTGAACATTCTGCTAAACTTGAAAGAGAAATTGGACGAACACCGACAATGATCGAAACGTATAATGATATGTTGTCAAATGCTGTAAATATACAAGGTAGACAATTAGGCGGAACATTGCCAGGCCAAGATCTTCAGCAATCGGTTAGAGAAGGACAACTAGGATTAGCAAATATAGCTTCAACGTTTAATACAGAATTAGGCAAAGCAATGAGTAGTAGTACAGTTGCACAAGGTATATTTGAAGGTATGCAAAACTTTATTAATAGCGGTGCTGACATTGGCCTTGGCGTTGCCGCTGCTGCTGTTAATGTAGCAGGCGGTCCGACAGTTGATGATGTTGCTAGCGCAACTTCTGATCCATCAATCCGCGACGCTCTATTAGCACTGGGAGATCCATTATCAACTATTGCTGAGCAAACATCTGCACAAGCAACTCTAATTGATGAAGGTATATTAAACTCAGACGGATCTTTGAACGTTACTGTTACTAATACTATGTTCGAAGACGCATTTCAAAGGGCAACTGAAGCAAATCAAGTAGAGATTGATGCAGGCCGAGTGCCAACTCATGATCCTGCGTTTCTTGACCAACTTAGAAATTTCTTTAGAGGCCCTGACAGGGCAATTGGCGGCCCTGTTACACAAGGTTTTGCACATAGAGTAGGTGAACAAGGGCCAGAAATGTTTGTTCCTGACACAGACGGTACAATTATACCAAACATGAGATCGGAGATGAATAGAATAACAAATCTACAGGAAAAAGAATCTCGGGAATCGTTGACGATGGCTAGGCTATCACAGTTAACAATGCCGGATGTTGCTAACCTCTTGCAAGATGAGTTACAACAGTTTGGAGCACCAATGTCTGAAGCAGCAAAAAACTTTGCAGCAATAAATCCAGATGTATATGATTCTATGCAACAAGCTTCTACTACATTATTATCAGGAATAGAAAGTGCAATTATTCCAAATATGAAATCAACAATAAGTCGAATGCCAGATGTTGCTAAAATCTTGCAAGATGAGTTACAACAGTTTGGAGCACCAATGTCTGAAGCAGCAAAAAACTTTGCAGCAACGAATTCAGATTCTCGTAATACAGCAGCATCATCTACTGATAATAGAACATTAGAACAAAAACTTGACAACCTGAACCAGACTATGTTACAATTAGTAAGCATAAATAGTACACAAGCAAGAACAGGCGAAAAGCATTTGCGAGCTTCTCGATATAATGGTAATTTAATGACAGGACTAGGTAGAGCATGAGTTGGAAAAAACATTTTACACCTGTGCAAACAGGCGACAACCCAAATGGAAGCTATGGTCCAATAAGCGGTTCAGCTTCTGCTGGTCGTCCAGGTCCAGCACGATCTAACTATTCAAGTTACTTGCCTGATGTGTATGTGGGTTCACCTAACAGAGTTGAACGCTACGGCCAATACAATACAATGGATTTAGATAGCGAAGTTAATGCTGCATTAGATATCCTTGCTGAGTTTTGTACACAAAAGAATAAACAAAATGGCACTAACTTTAAATTTGCTTTTAATAAAAGTGCAACAAATAACGAAATTAACATTTTAGGCCAGTACTTAAAACAATGGTGTAAAATAAACAACTTTGAAACAAGAATGTTTAGAACATTCCGTAATGTGTTTAAGTACGGCGATGCAATATTCTTAAGAGATCCAGAAACTAAAAAGTTGTTTCATGTTGACCCTGCAAAGCTAACACGCATTATTGTTAATGAAAGTACTGGAAAAGTACCAGAGCAGTATATTATTAAAGATATTAATTTAAACTTTACTGAAATGGTTGCTACTACTCCGCATATTACTAATGGTAACATGGGCAATCCTGGAGCAAACTATCAAACTGGTGGTGCTCGCGGAATGACTGGCGGCGCTGCTGGGCAAAGTGGATCTAGATTTGATGTTGTTGACGGCGAGATTGCAATTGATGCAGACCATGTTGTGCATTTAAGTTTATCAGAAGGATTAGACAATAACTATCCTTTTGGCAATAGTTTACTTGAAACTATTTTTAAAGTATTTAAACAAAAAGAATTACTCGAAGATGCTATTATCATTTATCGTGTACAACGTGCGCCAGAGCGCAGAGTATTCTATGTTGATGTGGGTAACATGCCATCACACCTTGCTATGCAATTTGTTGAGCGTGTTAAAACGGAAATACATCAAAGGCGTATCCCATCGTCGACAGGTGGCGGAACTAATGTCATAGACAGTTCATATAACCCTCTGTCAATCAACGAAGATTACTTTTTCCCACAAACTGCTGAAGGACGCGGTTCAAAAGTTGAAACATTACCAGGCGGTACTAACCTAGGAGAGATTGATGACCTTAGATATTTTACTAATAAGCTCGTACGCGGTTTACGAATCCCTAGCAGCTATCTACCCACAGGCGCTGATGACGGAGCTTCTTCATACAATGACGGACGAGTTGGAACTGCTTACATACAAGAATTAAGATTTAATACTTATTGCGAAAGATTGCAAGGATTAATTGCAGAAGAATTT